ATTGACCCTCTCACAGACATTCTCCTCGGATACTCCAGGGCAACCTCATACGCGGACGGAGCAGACTTCGACATAGCCCACATCGCCACTGACTCGATCCATGTGATCTACCACAACGACTCCGGAGCCCCAGTCAACCCCGCCTCCAGCCTGTACCACTTCGTCGTCGGACGTAGAGTCTGATGGACACGCCGGAAGCTGCCACGTCTCTAGCTGGCTTCGGTTCCTTCGAACTCCACATTAGGGGTCTGATGACGGGTAGGGAAGACCTCCCAGACTGGATGCACATGAAAGCAATCGAGCTTTCGAGGGCTGCAGACCAAGCTCGTGACTACCACGACAGTCTCCTAGAGTTCTGCGTTGTCAATCAGATCTTCTCGATTCTTGGGCTGGAGCGCAGGATCGCTGCCCTCGAAGCATGGCAACTGGATCAAGAGCGGTGGAATGTCTGGATCGAAGAAATTGCTGACACCACAGAGTACGAGGACGACGAGGACGAGTAATGGACCCTCTTGAGAGAAAACAAAAACTGCGAAGGACGCAGTACATCAGGTCTCGAGCCCCAGGTAGGGCCGAGCACACCATCGAAGACTGTCTGGCTCACACTGAGACCTACCTGAACGAGACAAACGAGTTTTCCGCGGACGCCGAACTGCAGGTTCGACGCCAGATCAAAGTTTGAGGGCCGGTTTCGGCTAAGAGGCCAGCTTTCATGCCAATCGTCTTCACGGATATCAATTCCTCCTCCGCAATCGAACGTATCGGCTACGACGTCATCACGACCGAGCTGAGAATCGTCTTCAAGGACAAGGAAGACTATCCGGAGTACAGCTGGGGTGGGGTCCAGAAGCCTCTCATCGAGGCGTTCTTCCAGGCCCCCTCCAAGGGCAAGTTCTACTGGCGTTATCTCAAGGATAAGCCAGAATACTACATCAACAGAGCGTTGGGGAGCTACAAGCTCGCTGCGTTAGGGAGAGGAGTCAGGCATCGTGCCAGTGGGGCGGCTAAGCGCATTGGTAAGGTTCTGGCGTTCAAGTTATTCTAACAGCGGGAGAGGCTGTGTCTGAAACCAATGACCCCAAGGAGGTGATCCGAGACTCCAAGGGCAAATTTCCTAAAGGGGTGTCCGGTAACCCCAATGGGAGACCTCTTGGTACGAAGAACCGCATCGCACAGATGAAATTGGAGCTGGAGGCCGCTATACGCGACCATCTCAACCCCAAGGAGCTGAAGGCGATCATTAACTCGATGGTCCGTGAGGCCAAACAGGGAAATGTCCAGGCGGCTAAGTTAATCCTCGACAAAGTCATGTCAAACGCGACTGGGTCTGAGGAAACCGGAGAAACCGACAATCGTATTACAATTCGCATCGAGAATTACACCCCTCAGCCGGAAAAGGTTGTAGCGGGGGTCACTATCGAGCAACAGGAGTAGCTATGGCATCTGCCAGCAATCAATCGCGTCAAGATCAATCTGGTGGCGGGAATGTCGTAGGGAAAGCTCCCAGCGGCAAGTTGCACCAGCCCCCGGCAATCTTCGGTGACTCGGGCAAGCCCGATAACCGCCCCACTAACCGCGGCAAAGGGAGGCCCTGATGTCTCGCGCCTCAGCAAATATCTCGAGCGCCGATGGCGCTGCAATCGTCTCTCTGACGGATAGTTCCGGTGGTACTGCCTCGAATACGCTGGCAGCTATCTCTGGCACGTATAGCCAGTCGGAAGTGCGAAACTCGATCGCAACCCTCGCTGCCAAGGTTAACGCCATTCTCGTGGTTCTGCGAGACCAGGGCGCTCTCCTCTAATGGCAAAGGATAGCCCCGAACAAACCCGGAGCTATGCCCAGACTCGTATGAAGGAAAACGCGCAAAAGGCTCAGATTGCCGAGTCCGCATACGACAAAGAGGGCTACGCTAAGTACCGCAAGCGATCTTTGGACGCCGGAAACGAGGCTCTCGCAGCCAACGAACGGGTCAAGCAGAATATCAACGCCTCTGACCCAGGCGGCTCTGCTCGTGCTCAGATCGGCAATAGGGGTCGGGCAAACGCTGCCGCGGGTCGAGCAGCAGAAGCGGCCCTCACCGGACGCCGCTACAACGCCCAGACTACGGACAGCAACCAGTAAGGGATTGAGATGGCGTCTACGCTAAACGTGAGTCTTCACCCAGGCCAGATCGCCATCTACAACTCCCCAGCTAGGTTCAAGTGTGTCGCAGCGGGTCGCCGCTTCGGGAAGTCGCACTACGGGGCGTGTGTGTTAGGTATCGAGGCTCTCCGCATGGAGAACGATCGTGGGTACAACCTCACGGTCGAGCACGGTGTCTACTACATCGCTCCTACGTTCGACCAAGCCAAGCGGGTTATGTGGCCTAAGCTCCGGGGGATCCTGGGGTATGCGGCAGACGGTGGGTTCATCGTCAAAGAGAACGTCAACGACGGCTGGATAGAGTTGATCTCGGGACGTCGTATCTACATCAAGGGGGCTGATAACCCGGACTCACTCCGCGGTATCGGCCTCTCGTTCGTGGTACTCGATGAGTACGCAGACATGAAGCCAGACGTGTGGGATCTAATCATCCGACCGGCCCTGGCAGACGTGGAAGGTGGGGCTCTGTTCATTGGGACCCCCAAGGGCAAGAACCACTTCTACAAGCTCTTTATGAACGCTCTCGAGAAGCCGCGGCCTCTGCTCATGCCTGCTGATGAGCCGAACCCGTGGGAGGACTGGGAAGCGTTCCACTTCAAATCCCTCGACAACCCCTTCCTCAAGAAAGCCGAGCTGCGCTCTATCGAGGCAGGTACAGAGTCTCGAGACATCATTCGCCAGGAGCTTGAGGCTAGCTTCGTTTCTGGTGCCGGGAAGATCCTGAAGCCTGAGTGGCTTCCGATCGTGAAGGGGATCCCGCAGCACGCTCTCGGCCAGTGGATCATCACCGTCGACTTGGCGGGATTCGGTACCAAAGGTAACCGAAATGATGATAGTGTCATTTGCGTTACGAACGTCTCAGAAGACGGATGGTACGTGAAGGATATGATCCACGGCCAGTGGGATGTTAGAGAGACAGCCCTCCGGATCGTCAAGACCGCCTCTAGGTACGAAGGATGCCAGCTAGGCATCGAGAAGGGAGTTCTGCTCAACGGAGTAGCCCCTTACCTCGAGGACTACATGCGGGAATTCAACCGCTACATCGCAGTACAACCCCTCTCACACGGAAACTCGAAGAAGCTCGATCGCATCGCATGGGCGCTGCAGGGTAGGGCTCAGCGAGGTCTAATCAAACTCGTAGCAGGAGACTGGAACCAGTGGTTCTTGGATCAGTGTGCGGATCTTGGAGATCCCCTGAGCCATGATGATGGTCCCGACGCCCTCGCTTACGTCGATCAACTCGCCTCAGTCTCCTACATCGACCCAGAAGACTTTGGGGAGGAGTGGGCTCCTTTGGACTTGGATAGCGGATACTGATACATGAGCGCAGTCACCACTCAGGGTAACGAAATCCTTGTTGAGAATCCCGACGAGGTATCCGATAAGAAGTACACCAACCAGGGCGAGGAACTCGTCAGTTGGGTACTGGGGAACGTGAATCCCTGGAGGAACTACCGCAACAACACTTACAACAAGCGTTGGGCGGAATACTGGCGTCTCTGGAGAGGCGTGTGGGCTGAAGAGGACAAGAACCGTCAGTCTGAGCGTAGCCGTCTCATTGCTCCGGCCCTGGCCCAGGCGATCGAGATGTCTGTCGCAGAGATCGAAGAAGCCGTACTCTCTCGTGAGGTATGGTTCGACGTCGCCGACAGCGTGGCAGTGGATCTGAAGGTAGAGGCAGCAGAGATGCGAGACCTCCTGCTGGAGGATCTCGAGCAAGTAGCCGCCAAGAGCATCATCTCTGAGGCCGTACTTGTTGCTGCGATCTTCGGCACCGGGGTCATCAAGGTCAGCGTAGAAACCGCCCCGAACCAGACTCTGCAGCGTGACCCCATCACCAAGAAGCTCAAGTCCGAGACCCCCAAGGGGCAGGCTCCTGAGAAGGTTGTGGTCACGATCGAATCCCTACGTCCTGACCAGTGTATCCCTGACCCTGCCGGGCAGACAATCGAGGAGATGCTGGGCTTCGGTATCGACTACAAAGATCGACCGACCCACGCTATCCTCGAGAAGATCCGCCAGGGTATCTACCGCCAGGATGCCCTCCCCTACGTGAAGGGAGAGAGCAGCCTCACGAGCGGTTATGAGGCAGATGCCGCGGATAAGGTCACGGTAAGCTCGGAAGACACGGACAAGCTCGATGTTCTCGAGTACCACGGCAAAGTGCCGCTGTTCCTGCTTGAGCGAGCCAACAGAGAGAACTCCACCCTGGTCGACCAGCTCCTTGAGGAGGACTTCACCTCCAAGGGAGAGGATGGCCCTCTGGTGGAAGCGATCGTCACGATTGCCAACGGACACTGCCTCCTGCGAGCTATGGTGAACCCCTTTGTCCTCACGGACAGGTCGATCATCTCAGTACCGTGGGAGAAGGTTCCTGGCCGCTTCTGGGGCCGCGGTGTAGCCGAGAAGGGCTATCATCCGCAGAAGGCTCTCGATGCAGAGCTACGTGCCCGTAGCGACGCCCTTGGCTTCATCTCTGCTCCCATGCTTGGCATGGACGCTGGGCGCATACCTCGAGGCTTCAAGCCGGAGGTTAAGCCGGGTAAAGTGTGGCTCACGCAAGGCCCTCCGAACGAGGTCTTGCAGCCGGTTGTCTTGGGGCAATTGAACCCCAGCACGTTCAACCAGACCGGCGAGCTGATGCAGATGGTACAGATGGGGACGGGGTCATTCGACACTGCTACGCAGTTGCGAGGAGACTCTGGTTCTGGCGGTAGCGGAGCAACCACCGGCAGTATGCTGATGGGAGCCTTCGTAAAGCGGTCGAAGAGAGCAATTCAGAACGTGGATCGCTCACTCATTACGCCGCTGATCCGAAAGGTAGCACTCCGCTACATGCAGTTCTCCCCCTCTCGGTACCCCTTTCCGGATACCAAGTTCGTCGTCAAGGCGAGCCTGGGCATCATTGCGAGAGAGATCGAGCAGCTCAACCTTACGCAGCTCATTGCCATGCTCCCTGAAGAGGCAGCTCAGTCCCGCCTAGCGGCGGCACAGGGTTTCATTGAGATGTCCTCGGCCATCAACAAGGCTGACATCCTCAAGGCTCTCCAGGCAGACCAGAAGGCCGCGCAAGAGAAGGCCCAAGCCTCTGCCAAGATGGAGCAGGAGCAGGCTCAGCTGGAGCTGCAGATCAAGCAGATCGAACTCGAGACCCTTACGGTCGAGAACCAGAAGACTCTGGCACAGATCCGCGAGATCCTGGCAGATGCCTCTGTCGCAGAGCGATCGGCTGATGATGCTTCCTTCCGTACGGCTATCGAAGCCGCCAAGGTGAAGCTGCAGGCAGCTGAGGTAGAGACCTTCCGCCAGCAGAACGACATAGGGATGCGTCGCCTTGATCTCCAAGAGCGACAGCTGAAACTGAAGGAGAAGGAGAGTGGCAAGGCTTGAATCTAGGCTCGTTCGCAGGAGCGAGCTGGCCACAGCCCTGGGGTCGTCTGCCGGTA